CCGCGGGTGTAATCAGCATGACCGTCGCGTTATAGGCCCACTTGTCTTTCCAGTTCGAGTCGCTCTTCCAGATCACGAACGGTTCCGGCCGGTTCACAATCGGGTCGATCGAATCCGTAAGAATTACGTCAAGATCGAGTTGAAACAGCCGATCCCCTAGCTTCCCCGCCTCCGCCGAGTAGAGCCACATCCGCCGGAGGCCCTTGTTATCCCACGGCAGGATCGCCACCTTCGGCATCGGCGCCGGGATGATGTCGCCCGGCAGTTCCTTCGGCTTGTCCGTGATACAGACGATCCGATGTGGGAGCGACAAGTGGCGCGCGAGCATCTTCTGCATCCGCGTGACATGCCCGACGGTAAACTTGTTGCCCCACTTCCAGATCACGACAGTGATCACAGCCACACGCCCCAAATCGAGCCCGGCCACGTCTTCACCTTAGCCCCGAACGCACGGTCGACCGCCGTGACGACACCAGGAAACTTCCGGTTGTAATCGTGGCCGCCCAGCCAGCCGCCGGGCCGGACCTTTGACCGCCACTGGGCGATGTCATCAGAGACCGCTGGGTCGCTGTGGTCCGCGTCGATGAAGACGAAGTCAAGACTCCCGTCCTCAACCTCGGCGCTGGCGTTATGGGTCGTCATCACCAGCAACCGATAGCGTCCGTCTAATGCCTCGCTCAACTCTTGACAGCGAGCCAAGTGCTTCGGGTCGTCGAAGACGTCTACGCCCAGCAACGACAGCTCCGGACATTCGTCCATCAACATCGTGGACAAGATGCCCTTCTGGACGCCCAGTTCCGCGCCGGATTTCCAGCCGTGCTTCTGCACGAGTCCCGTGAGGATCTGCCGGTGGGGACTCACAGCGTATCCTCCAGACGAGCGCGCGGGAACGACGTCAACGCCGTCTCTCGAGAACAGTTCGTCACAGAGATGCCCAACTCCTTCAACGGTTCGCGGATCGTGTCGAACATGCCGCGAAAACTCCCGAGCGGGGACGTCTGCTTATTCGGATGGTCGCCGAACCAGTGCTCTTTCCCGCCGGTGCGCTGCATGTCGTAGCCCAGGAGCACGATCCGCGCGGCCCCAAGGTGCACCGCGAGATTGATGGCCTGATACCCGCTGTTTCTGCCGGTGCGCAAGCCTTTTGGCTTCATCTCCAGCCCGCTACTGCCCGTGTTGTTGAGCACCTGCACGCCGGGCCACACGGCCGCGCGCTTCAAGAGCGCATACTTCAGCCCGGTAAAACTCGGGACGCCTTTGTGCCAGTTCCACCAGCGATCATCACAGGCGTAGAGCACGTCCGCCCATGGAGCCATCCGATACCCGTCGTTTATGGCGATGACGCGCGCCTTGCCGCGGCAGTAGTCGACATCCGCTTGTGCGAGGCTCGGGCCGCCACCGATACAGACAAACGTCTCGCCAGGCCACAGCTTCGGCACGGTGGCGAACTGAAACGGTTTGTCGATCGTCTGCGTCATCCGATCACCGGATCCCGATACATCAGGAGCAACTGCTTGACGCGGGGCGACAGGAAGCCCGCGTCGAACTTCTGGTCGGTGTCGTCATCGCCACGGAACCGACGGAGATCCGCGAACTGCCGCAGGATGGCCGCCTTAATGGCCGGCGGCGCCGTGTAGGCGTCCCAGGCCAGCATTGTTGCCGTCCAGTCGTTGTCGGTCGGCCGTGCGATGTAGTCGAGGACCAGCCCGTGCGCCTGCGCCAAGTAAATCTCGAGCAGGTCGTCTTCCTCGGTCTCCTGATCCGTCTTCCGGATGTGGAGCTTCGCGAGGTCAAGGTCGACGATCTCGATGTCTTCCCACATAGCTCAGAACCGATCCCGAACGGGGCCGACGTCGCCCTTCGGGCCGCGCGGACCTTCTGGGCCCTGCGGCCCGACCCTGCCGTCCGTGCCACGCTTGACGGTCAGACGCCACGCGCGCGAGTCCGCGCCAGAGAGCCCAGGCTTCGCACTGGTCGCCTTCTCGGCGATGTAATAGGAGCCGCCCCAGGTCACGCCGTCGCCTGGCTCGTAGCTCTTCCCATCGACGAAGACGCCACGGTCGAGCACAACGTCGAACCGGATCGCCTCGCCGCCTTCGATAGGCGTCCCGTCCTTGAACTGGAAGGACACCGTCCGCTCGTCCAAGCGCGCGATCTTGAGGTTCTCGAGCGTTCCGTCGCGACCGGGTGCCCCGTCTTTCCCGTGGAGTCCGTCCTTGCCGTCGCTGCCCTTCTCACCGCGCTCGCCGACTGGCCCTGGCACACCGGGTAGACCGTCGCGCCCCGGTATGCCTTGCGGTCCGATCAACCCGTCTGACCCGTCCTTGCCGTGGATCCCGTCCGCCCCGTCTTTCCCGTTCAGGCCTGGCGCCCCGTCCTTGCCGTCAACGCCATCTTTCCCATCGACCCCGTCGCGGCCATCCTTCGGCAGCGGGATCGCGGCGACAGCCTTCGCGACGACGGCCTCGACCATTCGCTCGACGTCCTCGAGCGCGACGCTGGCGCCGTCCTGGCCATCCTTGCCGTCGAGGCCTTTCTCGCCGACCGGACCAGCGGGGCCGATAGGCCCAGGAGCGCGCCCCGTCTTCTCGAATATATCCAGCCGCGAGAACACGGTCGACAACTCCTTGCGGACCTGCCCCAGTACGGCGTCCGTGATGCCGGCGACGATGGCTTCGAGTTCGGTGTCGGTCATGCGGCCTTCGCTTCGATCCGTTTCTGGGCGATCGCCTGCGCGCGATAGCGCAAGACGATCGCCTTTTCGTCCGCCTCTGGCTGTGGCTCAGGCTTCGCAGCCGGCGCCGGAGTCGTGCCGAATGGATCCGCCTGTGCGTCGCGCTTCGCCAGCGCAGCGAGGCTATAGTTCTGCTGTTGCAGATATGGCGCTTCGCCTCCATCGACGGGCCCATAATTCAGCTTCCGGCGCCCTTCGTTCGGTGCCGTGACGCCGGCCTTCACCCCTTCGCCGATGGTCTTCATCATCGTCGCGCTGTCCATGCGCAGGAGGTCGTCGATGTCGAACTCCGTCCCGTACCTCTTCACCGCCACGTCGCCTGTCGTCAGGCCCAGCCCATCGTCGAGCAGTAACTCGATCGACTCGATCAGAATCTGCAGGCACTGCGAGTAGTACTGCTGGTTCAGAGCCTCGATGTTGTTGTAGTTCGGGGGAGGCCCGAATCCCACCATGTAGGCCGGGACGTGGAACGTCGAGCAGATGACTTCCGCCGTCCACTTCAACTGCTCGATCAGTTGAGAATCAACAGCCGACATCTTCATCTGGACATACTTCATGCCGTCCGCAAGTATGGCGACTTTGCCGCTGTTATCGCCCGCGAACCCGCTCTCCCAGACATCTTTGACGCGCGTCGCCGCGTCTGGCGCGATCGCGCCAGGCACTTCGATCACCCCGCCAGGATTCGACCCGTTGCCGAAGAAGTTTGTCGAGTTGTTCTGGATGTTCAGCCCCTGAACGGCAGCGAGCCCGCACGCATAGATCGGGCTCAATCCGACAAGCGGATGGAACATCTCGTTCCAGTGATCGTGGATGATCTCCGAGGCCGGAACCATATACAGTTCGCTCGGCAATTCCGCGATCGGGTCTGTCTTCAGTTCGTAATAGACATCCCCATTCGGCGCGACCATCGGACGCACGCGCAACGGGTCGAGCACGTACATCGACCGCACGTCCTTGCTCTGGTCTCGCACCTTCAGGACGTAGGTGTTGCCGTTGAGCAACTTCGAGATCAGCCACGCGGAGATGAACTGGATCCGATTCTGGAAGTGATTCGGCCGACGTAAGACCGGGCTGAACGACGCGACGCTCGTCTCGTTCCAGATCCCGTTGACGTCCTGTTGCACGAGCCGCAGGCGCATCTTGGAAATATCTGCGGCGATCTGCGTCACGCACGCAAAGACAGCCGGGTGTGTCGTGACGTTCGCGACGGTGATTTCGGTGTTTTGCTGCCAGGCGCCGGTGAAGGACTCAAGGAGCCGTGGCCACCAGCCACGGTTACTCGCAGAGACCGACTGGAGTTGCCCCGTCGGGCTGACCGATGGCGAGCGACAGCCTCATTCGCTCGTCGATTCAGCCGACATGTCGCGCCGACGGTAGCGCCGACGCGCCGCTCGGCCGCGCGGATGATCGCACTCGACGACGGTGCCAGGAATGATCGAGACATCGCCCGATCGCGCGAGCGCAGCGGCCTCAACCGCGGCACATTCCAATATTTCCCCACGTACATAGGAACGCCCCTGATAGGTCAGGGGCTTCAACACCGGCACTGCAACAAGGGTCGGCATAAGGACGAAACCAACGGCAGCCCAGCCTGAGCCGGGCTGCCGCCTGAGAACCGAAGGACTACGCCGGGCTGCCGACCGAACCCCAGTTGACGTCGTCCATGTAGACGACGGCCGAGGTGCGACCCTTCACCCAGTTGATGTACCGTTCCGCG